GGTTCTTGGCCTCACATGCGGATAGACCTGTTGATGTTGTCTTCATTCCACTGCATGGCGGCTCGGAAATCCAGTTAGTGCAAGTGCTGGATGCACTTTGCTGTGTGGAATGCCCAATCGTCAGGGCACCCCAGAGCATAAAGCGACTTTGGCCAACGATGAAGTCTCCAAGAGTGGCTTTCACTGGGCCCTGGACAGTTGATGAGGTAGGGTTGCCGATCAATGCCGACGACGTTTGGCATGCACTCAGCAGAGTCTGTGATACTTATGATTGCTGGGAACTTCTCCAGGAAGCCCTTGATTTTGTGGGTTTCTTTTATGCGCGGCCGAAGGGGGTGGCAGTGTGGGCTGGGAGGAATAATTTAGGAATACAGCTCCCTGAGAGTAAATTTGCTGCAGGTGCCATTGGGCCATTGTACAATGGCACCTCTGCGGAGGCCATGCGGAGCCATTGCTTCCCACAGCCTAATTGGAAGGATGTCATAGTTAGTGGTTGCTTACGGGCCATGACCTCCTCGGCCGCTGCGGGCATGCTATTTGGCCGCAGCCTCGACTTTCACTACTGCAACGGCCAGCTGCCCCTGCCACAGGCTGCCAACCTCAAACAGCTGCATGAGGCAGTGTATGCACGCGAGCTTGTGCAGCTGGTTGGGGGCGTGTGTGAGGCCTTTGGATGGGAGGGCTGCCTGGGGCGGGCTCTGCGGGGTTTGCGGCCAGCATACTCCCGCGGGCAGACCCGAATGGTACTGGACCCACTGCGGTATTGTAGCATGACAGTGCTGTTGCCCTGGATGCCGCACGTGGTGGCTGACTCGCCCACAGCGGCGATTTTGAAGCCTGCGGTCCCCAGTCCAGTTGTGCCTGAAGGCCAATGGATGCACATAGGGACGGTTGGTGTGGTTGGGGCCGCTCAGGTAGAGGCTGCGATGCGGCTGCTTCCAATCCAGGTCCGATATATGGTGACGTTGCCTTCTGGGGTGCAACGCGCTGTGGACTTCCGCGGAGTGCTGAACAAGAACCGCAGTGCACCGATGTTGGTGCCGCGAATTAAGACCAAGTACTACCGCATAGCCACCTTCGCCAAAGTTGACGACATCAGGGCGTATTTCAAGGGTGCGGAGCGCTGCGCTAGCAGGAACAGTGCGGTGGCCCACATAGTACTCCCCCAGCTGGATCCAGTGTCTGAGACTTTCTTGGAGGACACGGACGACCCGACCCTTGGAGCGGGGATGTTTGGTGGGCGCCCACTCACTGAACAGGATTATTTGCACACACCTGAGGGGCCACCTGACGCGCAGCCACAGGCTGGGGCGGGTGATGCGGGCCAAGATGGTGGTGAAGAAGCTGACGAACTCACGCCCATCGAGTTGACTGACACGCTGGGGGTGCCAATGATCCAGGATGCGCGCGACAGAGACGTGCAATGGGCAACATATCTCGCTGAGATGAGGAAGTACAATATGATACAGGAGGACTTGCCGCTGCCAGAAAACCTGCGGTCTCCCTCAAGCACTGTGCGGAAGGACCGGTGGAATCGGGCCGTTGATGGGTTTGCCATCCGTGCCGGGACCACGGACGTGTTAGAGAAGCTTCGCGGCGTCCCCCTCAATCAGCGGCACCGCATGGCACGCGTCGGCGCGGCCTTCCATCGTTACTTTGCAGAGGTGGCGCACAACCGGCATCTCCAGGAATACATAGAACGCACAGCCGCCGCCTACGACGGTTTGGCCCAGGCCACGGCTTCATGCCCAGCATTGGATGGGGAGGAGTATGCTCAGTGGACCGGATTTCCAGCGCCACGCAGCTACACCTCTGAAACTGTGAAGAAGTTCCTCATTGCGGGAGCCGATTTGATAGATGCCATCGGAGCTAGTAGGGACATGCGGGCTGTCGCCGCAGACAGGATTGAGCGAGCAGGTGAGCGGCTCACTGCACAGCGCCTGATCGAAGTGGTGGAAGACATGAAGCGGGAAGCGAGGGAGAGCAGGGAGGCAATGGCTTCGCGGCAGGCAACCGCTACCGCGCAGGCAGCAGTCCCTGACATGCCTGGCGAGGAGCAAGCCGCGGAGGATTTTGGGCCCGCCACATCGCACCCCGCCTCGAGACCCAGCTCGCCGGCACCACCTGTGGGCGATGTGGCGGCGGAGGCTGGTATGAGCACATTCGTGATGCAGTTCAGCGATCCCTCAGCTTCGCACGGACAGACGGATTCCTGAGTCAATTCCCACGCTGCTGCCAAGCAACAGCCCGCGTCAGGTTTTGTGGTGGGTTTGTGGCGGTAGAGGACGCGCAAGAACTCGCATTGGACCCAGATTTCTCTGATTGCTGGGGCCACGTTCAAGCTGGTCCAGTCCGCAGCCTCGTCGGGGAAGACTTAGGCCAGTTCGAGCGCCCACCGGCTGATTTCTCAGAGATAATGAAGGTTACGGTGCGGACAGCCTACAAGAACTGCCATCGGCATTCGGAGTTTTGTGATGAGATCATACACTTCCAGCAGGGGCAGTTGGAGTTCGCTGTTGCAGCACTGCTCATCTGGTCAACCACCCCGACAGCGGCATATGTGTTGGCGATTCGGCCCCTGCACCGAATACCGCTTGATCGCTGGCAGCATGTGTTGAAAGGATGGCTGACCCGGGCACGCTTGTATGGACGGATATCTGGTGGTGAGCGTGATGAGCGGTACATGGCCTGGGGACTGCGCAAGTTGATGAGCTTGTCAGGGCGTACGAAGGCCGAAGCTGACTGGGAAGCTGAGAAGCGAGATCGGACTGCCCCAGCCAACCCCAAGTTAGCGCTTGGAGCCGACGGCGTCTTTTCATATGAGCACTTTGTCACGCAGCGTGAGGCGACACTCAAAGAGGTGTCCCAGATAGCTGTTCGGAACTTGAGCTGGCGTCCAGTCTTCCTGAAGCGATGGTGGAAGCAGCGATGGCGCAATTGGCCAAAGGGAAGCGTCTCAGGTCACAAGGCAATCAAGGCCAAGTTGGAGGGGCTGTCAGCGTCGCTCGATTTCCAGATGAGGCCAACTAAGAAAACGCTTGCAGAAACAGTGAGTTGGGAAGATTTCAAAGGATGGTTGCAAACCTACCCCAGCTGCATAGCACGGCCCTCTACCAAGCACGAGCCTGGGCACAAAAACCGAGCCCTATTCGCACAGGATGACGTTGGTGCATGTATTGCTGGCTTTGCATCGGATGGGATGGAGCGCAATGTCCAGCATGCTGGGATGGTGATTGCACAAATGCCAAAAGACGTCCAAGAGTGGATTGGCTTTGAGGGAGCTAAACTTTGGCGTGTATCCAACGACTTCACCAACTTCAACATCCTGCACAGTTTGGACTCGCTCGCCAGTGTGTCACTCAACCTGGCAGAGTCTTGGTTGCAGCAGTGGAGGGTGACCGGCGATCGGCAGGGCGTGCATAGAGCATATTGTGAGTTGTGGACAGCGCTTAGCTATCGGACTGCCTTCGTGAGTGGCGACAAGGGCTACAGGGTTACCGCTGGGCTGTATTCTGGCCATAGGAATACTGCTAGGGACAACACAATACTACATCTAGCTTACCAGCGGATAATAGCCACTGCCACCACTGGCCTGCTAGGCGTGGCTTGCAGGCCGAAGCGGGTGCGGATGAGTGGAGATGACGAGACGACCAGTTTCACAAAGTGGACGGAGGCAGTCATCTACCCACTTGTCGCTGATGCCCTTGGGCTCAAGTCGAAACCTGAGAAGGGATTACTGTCACAGGACAA